AGTGTTAGATGCTCCACCGCCTTGTATAACTGTTTGTACTTTAGTTGTGCCTAATTCGGCTCGGAGAACAATTCCTGTGCTTGTTACAGGATTAAAACCAAAGTAAGTAGTTGAGTCTTGCTCACCAGTATCTGGTCTAGGATTAAATAAAGAAATCTTATCGTCTGTTTTTACGTCACCTATTTTTAATTGTGGGTGATCTTTGTCGATACAGTTAGGACATATTCGCATACCTGTTCGACTAGAATCTCTTACTTCATATTTTAAATCTTTAAGTTTGACGGTAAAACCACAGCGATCACAAATAGCTAAAGCTTTTTTCCCAGCAGCATAAGCCATTAATAGACCCCTAAATCTGGTACAAATCTAACTGATGCTCTTTCTCTATCTGATTCTGAGACTTCACGCCAGAGTTCATCATATCTTTGTTTTAACAAAGGCACTTTTGGATTTGCTTCTGGGTATTTCATAGCTACATTCAAAGCTAAAGCATAAGTTAGACAAGGTAAATATCTAGCAGGCACATCGGGGTTTGCGTCTGCATTTGTGCCTGCATCTTCGATTCTTTTAATATAATCATAAAATAAAGTATATGTCTGTGCTGAGTCAGGTGTTGACCAAACTACTAAATTTATATCTGATGTACCTTTATCAACATAGTATTGTGTAGGTTTAGCTTGATTTAATTTTTTTGCTTGATGATTGTATTCTACTCTAGAAATTCTTCTTAGCTTTGTATCTATTTGTTTTTCTGTATCGTTAGCATCTGTTCTAATGTAAGCGTCTACTATCTCTAAAGCTGCAGTATTTGCAGCATATGAGCTAGTACCTGCAACTAAAGAAATTGATGCTTGTTCTACTTTCCAAAGATTTAAACCTTTGTTTTGCCACTCAAGAAAAATTAAATTTAAAGCACGCTTGGCAGTATTAAAATCACCACCTGACATCATAGGTACGCCACAAAGATCAAAGGCTTCTTCCATAATTTCCGTTAAATCTAAATTGAATGTAGTAGTTCCGCTAGTCGCCATATCTTACTCTGATGACAGTAAGGTCACCTCTTTTTTCTTTTGTTATAGTTCTTTTTTTTTTACCAGATTTATTAATCTGATTACGCATATTAGCTCTTGAAATAGTCATACATTTCTCCTAAAAAAATTTTTATCTTTTCTTGCCTTTGTGCAAGCCATGTCTTGCGTGTTGTTTGCCTTTTCTGGTAGCTTCTCTTTTCTTTTTATTAGCTGCTGCAAGTTTTCTTCTACCTTTTGGAGTAGATTTAAGTCTGTTAATTTGTGCTTTAGGTGCATATACCTCGCCAGTCTCTGAAGATTTTTTACCACTAGCCGTAGTCCAATCTTGTCCAGTCCACTTTTTCAAGCTTCTTTGAGATTTTTTTAGTGGCATTATTCTTCCTCTTCTTCAAAGCCTTCGCTATATAAATTATTAAAAGTAATTAAAGGGTCTAGATAACTTTCATGTCCTTCTGCTGAATGTAAATATTGTGAAGGTGCAAAGTCTGGTGCTCCTTCACCGGTACGCCATAAAGCAGGACTAGTAGCTCTAACTCTATTGTTTGGTAACGCTACTATATTGCCTTTCCATTTACCTTCTTCGGTTATGTACATAACATGAGATTGTTTGTGTTGAGCAGGATCGTCAGCGATAGCATGATCGGTATAATCAACAGTAAATAAATACTTGGCTTGATAAAATTCATTGTTGATTTTTGCGATCCAAGGACTAGAGCTGACTCGATCCATAGTAATAATTGAGTGATCCCTTGACTCACAATCCCAAGGTTGACACAAATGATCTTCCATAGGTTCTGCCCATTCATCGACTGGAATATCAGCAACTAAAGCTTGTATTGGCATACGTGCCCACATTGCACCACCATGTATGTTTTCTAAACCTTCTTCCATATCTATTTCGCAACCAGTAAAAACTACTTGAAAACTAAGAGAACGATCTGGAATTGTGTTAACTGCAATAGCTAAAGCGTGTAGATACTCGCCATGATATTTTAAATGGTTAGCTGTAAATTCTTTCCTTACCCAACATTTAAAATGTGGAATGTTACTTATTAGGTAAGCCATTTACTATTTCTTAGTGGTTTTTTTTACTGCTTTTTCTGTACTAGAAAATTTGTCCGAAAAATATTTTTTACCTAACTCATACCAACTAGGTTTGTATTTTTTTATAAGTAATACTGCAATTGCTAATATTACTATAATGCCAATAAATGTTTCCATTATGATTTATAGCCTCCGCCTTTAGCTTTGTATTGTTTAGCCAACATCTGTGCTTTTCTTGCACTCCATTGACCCGGTTTACCGCCTTTGCCTCCAGCTTTTATTCTATTGAATAAAGCTTTACGCATACCCGGTTTTGTATAATTACCTGCTTTATTAACTGTAGATTTTTTTTGTCTACTCATAGTCTCCTACCATTTAGATTTATTTGCCCAATAAGCTGCTGACATTTTGCCTTTAGCAATATTCTTGGCGTGTCTAGCTTTAAAAGATTTTCTACGAGCTTTGTCTTTAGCAGTCTTAGGATTTTTTCCTGCACCACTAACTCCTTGTTGCCCATATCTAATAGTTTTAATTTTGTTACCTTCTTTGGCAACAACAATATGTGACTTGGTTGGGTGATTAGGAGTTCTTTTAGGTTTGTTATAACCACTTACTCCTGCCCTTTTAAGTCTTGCATCTTTTGTGCTTCTAGACACAACAAATTATCTTTTCTTTTTAAGACCCGGTCCACCCATAGCAGAACCCTTAGTAGAACCTCCACCAAACATTCTTTGCACGTAGTCTTTATACATTTCTACTTTAGGTGTTTTTTTACCACCAGCCATCATGTATTTAGTTTTTTTACCACCTGCCATGCCGTACTTGGTTTTTTTGCCACCAGCCATGCCGTACTTAGATTTTTTACCTTGCATTTTTTACCTCTCAGCTTTTCTTTTTAGAAGCTGTCTTTTTTGTAGACTTCTTCTTAGTTGTTTTCTTGGGTGCTTTACCACCAACATAAGCTTCGTTTATGTCAGGAGTAGAAGGATCATCAGCAACGTAATGTCCTTTACTATCTCTGGCTCTTACACCGTTAAGTTCGTCTGCTTTTCTTTGTGCATCTTCTAAATCAGGATCAGGTCCAAATACTTTGAGCCAGATACCGTCATCGCCTTCTTGCAGCACATTATAAGAAGCAGGAAACTCGCCTGTTTCAGATATAATAGCTTTCTTTTTAGCCATAATTTTCTCCTTTAGTCAGAATAAACTTTAGTCATTTCTAAAGTTATAGAATAAGTATCACCCGAAGAGTGTCCTTTAGTTGTAAAAAGAATGTCACCATTCTTACCTGAACCTGCATTGTTAGGAATACCACCAAAGTCTTTGAAGTCCATATGTCCGTTACTACTCTCTGCTAACTCCATAGCTAACACATTAGTAGAAGCATTAAAAAATAATTGCACAGACATACCGACAATAGCATGGCTTATACGTTGTATTCTTACTTCTGAACAAGCCTTGCCATTAGCGTTAGCAGCTAAAGCAGAAACGTCTACTTTAGCTACTGCTGACTCACCAGAGCCATCGCTAACATTGGTGAATTTCATAACACAGTTTCTTTCACCATCAATAATGGTTTGTGTTGTTACTGCATCAGCCATAGTTTACTCCTGATTATGCGTCAGCAAATGGTGTAACTATAGTGCCTGAACCTAAGATCAAACCTTCGACAGCATATTTGTTATCTGCTATTGCAGTAACTTTGACTATGCTACCAGCTAGTCCACCCTTGGTAGAACCATTCATGGTGATGACATCATTAGATGCACCAGAGATAAAGGTTTTACCTGTAGCATCGTCTTTACCTGTGTATAAGCCACCGACAAATTTATCTGTGCCATCGGTTAAAATGTCCATATCAGTTGCTGCTGTTTCAACTACAAATAAGAAAGTTGCACCTAAATTGTTTGTTTGATTTGGGTCGTTATCTGTTGTAGTAGTCGAAGCATCGATAGTTGGTAAAGTAAATTTACCATCAGCATCGTTAGTTGTTAAAATTTTTCCTGCGTGTGCAGCTACAGTTAAAGTTGTATCTGCTGTCAAACTGACCACGTTTGCATTACCTGCAGAAATAAAACCTGCAAGTGATTTAATTGGTCCACTAAAAGTTGTTTTCGCCATATTAAGTCTCCTTAATTAAATTTATCGTCTTGGCTTGTCTGCTAGGGCAGTCGATAAATAATTTTAAAATCCCTAGTACAGAAAAAGGGTAGCCGAAGCTACCCTCATTCTATTGGTTAACTAGACCCCGGACTGCCGAAGATACCTAGTGGATCAGATACTCCAAAGGAATATCTTTCTCTAGCTTTGTATCTTACGTTGCCAGTATCAAAGTCACCGTCCATGCTAGTAGTCATAGGACTTCTAACAAAATGTTTCATGCCATCAGGCACATCAGTTGTGATGTAGAAAGCATTTGTATCAGTCAAATAATGATTGATAACAAAACCTTCAGGAATCACACCGTTGTTTTTGATTGCATTGACATCGTTGTCTGCTGTTGATGGACGGTAATCGCTTTCTAACAAACGAGTTGCCACAAACTGTAAATCAGAAGGGACAATTAGTTTTCTAGGTCTTGCTGCGATTTTAAGACCTCTCTCGTCAACCCATTTACCAATTTGAATAACTGCATCTTCTAAAGATGTTTCATTCAAGTCAGCACCTGTTACGGGTCTGTTAGAGTTTTTACCACCATTAACTAATGGGTGACCATCACCACCTGTAACGCCATCACCAGAAGCTGTGAATAGGTTGACCCCATCACCGCCTTGGAAAGCATTTGTGAATCCATTATTCAACGGAACTGCAGCTTTGACTTGCTTAGTGTAAGCCATCGCTCTTGCAAGTGCTTTTGTGTATCTAGCAGAAAGTGAAACATAGAGGTTATCCTCCATTGCTTCTTCTGTGACACTAAAACCCATTGCAATAGTTTCGTGTGTATAACGAGCTACAAAAGATTCTTGAGCAGTATCATAACTGATAGCTGATCCTTCATCTTTTACAGGAGCTGCACCAAATCCAGACAACTTCAACTCTTCTTCGAAACTTCTTTCAGAGTTTTCTGTTGTATAGACTTGCTCATGCTCATTCTCATAGGTGTTGTATTCTTCACCAAATAAAGCATTTAAACCGGGAAGGAGTTGCTTAAGCTCATTCGCTCTTGAAATTGCTGCCATAGTACCCTCCTTATCCGATACCTGTTGTGTTTAATAACTGATGTCCTACATTGAACATCACCAAAACGTCAGTAAAGCCATCGCCAATAGCACTATCAGGACCATCGACAAAGTCGATAATCTTTAGTGGTAGTGTATTAGTAGTTGCTGCGGAACTGCCGTCTATTGCATTTTTACTTCTACCTATAGTAGTTGCACCTGCAGTTTGTATGACGGCTACATTTTTCCCAAGGTCGTCTTGAGATAGTGATTCGTCAGATTGCATTTGCATAACTAAAAAGGTCCTCTCTC